AAGACCAAGATTACTTGCTCAATGCCCTAGAAGGCGATGAGCGACTAGGCACTATCTTTGATAAGGTCATGGATATTGCCGGAGAATTTGCTGGTGAAGGCGCTGTAGAAGGGCCGGGAACTGGTACATCAGATTCGATACCCGCAAGGTTGTCGGATGGTGAATTTGTTTTCACCAGAAAAGCAACTGACCAAATAGGTACGGATAAGCTTCAGGCCATGATGGATGATGCCGAACGTGCGTATGATGGCGGTTTAATGAAAAAGTACATGGGCGGTAGCATACTAACTAACACGGAGATGAAAGACCCTGATAAGGGAGTTCATACTCAAATGTTAGAATCTAATGCAATGCCCAGTGTACGCAGACGATAAGGCCACCCGAAAGGCCCCTTATCACTTTTAATTTTAACCTAGAGGCCACCTTGTAGTATCAAGCCCTATTCAGCAGTCGCGAGCCGAGTAGCTACCTTGAAAAGACGACAAGCCCCAAAAGGAGCAGTGACGATGAGTGAAGTACAAGAAGTACAACAAGAAGAAACAGCAAATCCATACAACATGAGAAAAGACTACGGCGGCGAACCAGACGCTCCTTTTCAGAGTGCTGATGGAGTTTATCATGAACCTAGTCAGGCCACCTCTAAAGCAGCCCCTGATGAAGAAAACGCTAATTATAAAAAGCGATACGATGATTTAAAGAAACACTACGATACTAAGATTAACGAGTTTAAACAGAAAGAACAAGAACTTCAAGCCGAAGCTCGAATGACACAGCAAGTTGAACAGGCCGTTCGTCACGAGGATAAAGTAGAAGTAGAACAAGTTCAGGACGAGTATGTAGAAACAGCACCCGCTGTAGAGACTGATGACAGGCTCTCAGCACTTGAAGAACGTGAAGCTAAGATTGCGCGTAAAGAAGCAGAACAAACTCTTTACTCTGCACATCCTGACTTTGCAGACATTCGCAAAAGTGACGAGTTCCATTCGTGGGCCAAATCACAGCCGGAAGCCATTCAAGACTGGGTGTATAATAATCCAAACAACGTAGATTTAGCAGTCAAAGCTATTGATTTATATAAATTAGAAAGCGGTATCCAAGTTTCTCAAGGTACTTCGCAACAGTCACAAACTTCGACCAAAGCTTCAGCGGCTGATATGGTATCAACTAAAACAACTACTGTTGATGCTAAAGAAGCAAAAGTATGGTCACAACGGGAGATTGCTGCCCTGTCTATGGCTGATTACGATAAACATGAAAAAGAAATCGACGCAGCCATTATGGAAGGCAGAGTAGTAGCTTAATTTACAATGTCTTTAAATAATAAGGAAACATAATCATGGCTCAATTTTTTGAACCCTCAACAGATACAAATGCTAACTTTGGAAACTCTGTCTCTGGACAGACTAACTCGTTTTTCTTGCCAGCTATTTACTCGAAGAAAGTTCTTAACTTCTTCCGTAAAGCGTCTGTAGCAGAAGCTATTACTAACACTGACTATGAAGGTGAAATTTCTGCCTTCGGTGATTCTGTACGAATCATTAAAGAGCCGGTAATTAGCGTTAGCGCCTACACTCGTGGTAGCGATACTACTGCTACTAAGCTGACTGACCAAGAAATTAGTTTGGTTGTTGACACAGCTAACGCCTTTAAGTTTATCGTAGACGACATCGAAACTTCTATGTCTCACGTAAACTTCAAAGAAGTTGCTGCTTCATCTGCTGCTTACGCTCTGCGTGACGCATTTGATGCTGCTGTACTCGTTGCTGCTTTCGCAGGTCTTTCTGCTTCTAGCCCAGACCACGTTATTGGTTCTGACAGTGCAACTGCCGATGCAACCATGGCTCATGCTACTAACTCAGTAGACCTGACTGGTTCTGACGGCACTGGTGTTGACCCACTCGACCTTCTGGCTCGTATGGCTCGCCTGCTTGACGACCAGAACGTACCCGAAGAAGGTCGTTGGTTTGTAGCTTCTCCAGACTTCTATGAGCAATTGTCTCAGTCTGGCTCTAAGCTTCTGTCTGTTGACTTTAATGCTGGCACAGGCTCCATTCGTAACGGTCTCGTTACTTCTGGTAAGCTGCGTGGCTTTAGCATGTACAAGTCTAACAACATTGCTGACACCTCTAACGCTACTGGTAAGGTACTGGCTGGTCACATGTCAGCCATCTGTACTGCACAGACTATCACTAGCACTGAGGTCATTCGTGACCCAGACAGCTTCGGTGACATCTGCCGTGGTCTGCACGTATTCGGTGTTAAGGTTATGCGACCTGAAGCACTTGTTGGTGCGTTCTACGTAACAGACTAAGTTGTATCTAAATAAGTGCGGGGGCTGTAAAAGGCCCCCAATCTTTTAACAAATTCAAAGGCAAGAAAACCTATGGCAACATCTTACTTAGATTTAACCAATGAACTTCTTAGAGAATTAAACGAAGTTCCTCTGGATTCGGCTAACTTTTCTACTGCCGTAGGAGTTCAGGGCCATGTCAAAGATTCTCTCAACAGGGCATATTTTGATATTATTAACTCAGAACCTCAATGGCCTTTTCTTTCTGCTGGAGACAGCGGGGAAGTTGACCCTATGTATGGCAATGTATATGTCGAAACAGTTATAGGTCAACGATATTACGAATTAAAAGCTTCAAGTGATTCCATCAAAGACGACTACGGTTCAATTGACTGGGATAACTTTTATATAACTACAGTAGGCGTGTCAGGCGAAACTGCACCCTACGTAGGACGCAACCTCCGGTTTACTACTACAGAAGAGTGGAAAAGCTTTCGGCGTGTTGGAGAAAACTTAGACGACGCAGACACTCAATCATTCGGCGAGCCTGACAGGGTTATACGCAGTCCAGATGCACGTAAGTTTGGACTAAGCCCAATCCCAGATAAAGTTTATCGTGTTTGGTTTTATGCCTACAACTTACCTACAAAGCTTGTTGCATATAGCGATGAGATAGTATTTCCAGAAATGTATAGCACAGTATTATTAGCTCGTGCAAGATATTACATTCACCAGTTTAAAGATAATCCTCAAGCTGCTTCTTTTGCAGCAGACGATTACAAAAAAGGATTACGCAGTATGCGCTCAAACCTTATTGAGCCTACTCCGTTTTATATGACTGACGACAGAATGAGACTCGTATAATATGGCAGCTTCACAACCTTTTGGTTTTTCTGCTAAGGGCGGCTTAAACACCAACCTAAGCGAAATAGAAATGCTACGGCAGCCGGGAATCGCAACAACGCTTCTTAACTTTGAGGTTGACCCCGATGGCGGATATAGGAAAATTAACGGCTTTTCAGATTATGGTTCTACTTCAGCCGCTAGACCTAATAGCGGAAACAATATTTTAGGAATCAAAACGTATGCAGACGGCGTTATTGTTTGCAGCGGGACAGACATTTTTTTTAGCAATGACGGAGCTACATGGCTACAAATAAATCGTGCTAGTGTTCACTCTAGTGGGGATAATTACTCAACTTTTACAGGTCGCTCTGTATTATCAAGAACAGGTCAACTACAGTGTTCTATAAGTATTTTTGAAGGCAGCTCATCTCCATATGGAGAAGTTATAATATGTGATGGAGCTAATAAACCTTATTACTTTTACATGTCAGAAGCTAGTAGCTTAACTGGAAGAACATTCTTTTCAGGCGAAGTAACAGTCAACAGCACAGAAGCCCCATCAATTTCAACAATACACAGCAATCACTCTGTAGTGTCAGGAACCGCTGAAAACCCTAACGTAGTATATTACAGTCATTTACATGACATAGATAACTTTAGTGGCTCAGGTGCAGGCTCAATTCGTCTTGCAGATAAAGTAACAGGACTAAAAAGTTTCCGTGGAGACTGTATTGTTTTTTGCAGAAACAGTATTTATAGGCTTGTAAACATAGAAGCCAATGATGCTACTACAGCTATTATTCCAATTACTAAAAACGTAGGCTGTCTAAGTGGACAGAGCATTCAAGAAATTGGAGGCGATTTGGTATTTTTAAGTCCAGACGGTATTCGTACTCTTGCTGGAACTGCGCGTATTGGAGACGTTGAATTAACTTCCGTAAGCAGAAATATTCAAAAAGTTATTAGTAACATTACTTCTCAGATAAATAACCTAACAATAACAAGCGTAGTATTACGCGCTAAGTCTCAATATCGCTTATTCTATCAAAACCTAGCTACAGGCGCAACTGAAGCTAAAGGAATTATAGGTACTTTTACAGGACAAGGTTTTGAATGGTCTGAAACTAAAGGTATTGAAGCTACCGCAATAGACAGCGGATTTTTAAATAATGGTGTAGAACAAATACTTCATGGTGATAGTGATGGATATATTTACAACCATGATACTGGATTCTCTTTCATTTATGGCGGCAGTGCATCAAACATAAGTGCTGAATACGAAACACCTTATTTAGATTTTGGAGATATGGGGACACGAAAAACTTTGCACTATGCTAAAGTTTCTATAACTCCTGATTCAACTTCTGGAGGCTACGCACAGCCTAGCTTACAAGTTGCTTTTGATTTTGATGACACAAACGTAGCTCAACCTAGCGCATATCAGCTAAGTGAAATAAGGGCTGGTGCAGCATTCGGAACAGCTACATTCGGGACAGATTTTTTTGGAGCTATTGATACTCCTCTAATACGACAAAACTTACAGGGCAGTTGCTACTCAAGCAAGTATACTATTAGTAGTGATGATGCTTTAATACCTTATACAATTAATGGTTTATATATAAACTATGTTCCAACGGGCAGGAGATAACTAAATGGCAGGTACAAGCTATACAAGACAGAGCACGATAGCAGATGGCAATCTTATAAGTGCCTCTATATTTAATAATGAGTATAATCAACTTGTAAATGCTTTTGCGTATGCAAGCTCAGGCACTACTGGACATACACATGATGGTAGCGCTGGACAGGGTGGCGCAATTACAAAGATAGGCGACCAAGACTTTAAAAATAAAATTGAAGTAAGTGCAACTAATAATCGCATTGAGTTTTATGCTGAAGTAAGCGGTTCTCCTGTTGAGCAAATACGCATTCAGGACGGAGCTATTGTACCAGTAACGGACAATGACATCGACTTAGGCACAAGCAGCCTAGAGTTCAAAGACCTGTACATTGACGGCACAGCTAACATCGACAGCCTTGTACTTGCTTCAGGCTCAACAGTTACAGCAGTCTTAGACGAAGATGATTTGTCAAGCAACAGCGCAACATCTTTAGCAACTCAACAATCTATCAAAGCTTATGTTGATGCTCAAGTAACTGCACAAGATGTAGACATTACTACTGATAGCGGCACTATTGCAATTGACCTTGACAGCGAAACACTTACAGTATCAGGTGGTGAGGGTATTGATACTTCTGCAACAGGCAACGCTATTACAATAGCAGGCGAAGATGCAACAACCTCTAATAAAGGCATTGCTTCTTTTGTTTCTGATGATTTTACAGTTTCAAGCGGTGCTGTTTCATTAGCAACTACATCAACTGCCGCAGAGCTTAACATCCTTGACGGAGCTACAGTAACAACTGCTGAGCTTAACATCCTTGACGGAGCTACAGTAACAACTGCTGAGCTTAATATTCTTGACGGTGTAACAGCTACTGCTGCTGAAATAAACCTGTTAGATGGAGTTACAAGCACTACTGCGGAATTAAATATTCTTGACGGTGTAACAGCTACCGCTGCTGAAATAAACGCTCTTGACGGCATTACTTCAACCGTTTCAGAACTTAATATTCTTGATGGCGTTACGGCCAGTGCGGCAGATATAAATCTTATAGACGGTATCACAAATGGAACAGTCATAGCAAGTAAAGCTATTGTTACAGATGCCAATAAAGATATTAGTGGCGGTAGAAATATTACTATTACTGGTGAATTAGATGCAGCTACTTTAGATATTTCAGGCGATGCAGATATTGACGGTACTTTAGAAACTGATGCGCTTTCAATTAATGGCACAGCAGTTACAAGTACAGCAGCAGAACTTAACATTCTTGACGGAGTTACTTCAACTGCTGCGGAACTCAACATCCTTGATGGAGTTACTTCAACTGCTGCGGAACTCAACATTCTTGATGGTGTCACATCTACCACAGCAGAACTCAACATCCTTGATGGAGTTACGTCTACTACTGCGGAACTTAACATCCTTGACGGAGTTACTTCAACGGCAGCGGAGCTTAATCTCCTTGATGGCGTTACAGCCACTACAGCCGAGTTGAACATTTTAGATGGTGTAACATCCACCGCAGCCGAGTTGAACATTTTAGATGGTGTAACATCCACCGCAGCCGAGTTAAACCTTCTCGATGGCGTTACAGCCACCACAGCCGAACTAAACTACGTTGATGGCGTTACCAGCGCTATCCAGACCCAGCTTAACGCAAAATCTCCATTAGCGTCGCCTACCTTTACTGGTACAGTAACGGCGGCTGGCCTGACAGTAGACACAACTACTCTAGCGGTTGACGCAACTAACAATCGCGTGGGCATAGGTATTGCGTCACCTACAGAACTTCTGCACGTTACTGCTGCGACAGACCCTAAAATCCTTGTTAAAGCAACGGGTACTGGAGATGCAGACGCTGACATAGTTTTGGACGCAAATGATGAAGGCGAAAGCGGTGTTTTATTTCACAACGCTGGTACTCAAAAGGCTCGTCTTGACTGGAGCAACCAAAACAGCCAATTAAATTTAGCAACAGAGTCTGGTACTGACGGCACAATAGATTTTCAGCCTAACGATACTTTAGCTATGCGTATCTTGGCTGACGGAAAAGTAGGCATAGGGACTGGAGCGCCTAGTACGCCTTTGCAAATTCAAGCAGATAGTGGTGAGATTCTAAGATTAGCTGTAAACACTATTTCTGAAACTCAACAAACCTTTGGGTTAGGTTTTGCGACAGGCGCAACTCATACACACCCATCAGCATCTATTAATGCTTTAGAGTATGATACGTCTGATAGCCGTGCAAGCCTACTGTTTTCTACTAGAAGTGTAAACTCTGACTCAGCCGCTACAGAGCGAATGAGAATAGCCTACACTGGGAATGTCTCGATAGGTACAGCTACCGCACCCACATCACTGGGGACATCTACAAGCAGCAGTGATACTGGCGTGTCTATGGCTGGTACTGGCCGCATATCTATTGCCAATGACAACTCATACCCTCTAGCGTTGAACCGTTATACATCTGAAGGCTCACTAATACAGCTTAATGAGGCTGGTGTA